ACTTTTTATCCATCCTACTGTTTCCTACAGCTATTTTCATAAGGAATTTACCTCCTCACATCTATGGTTAAAATATCTGATTGGAATCCCACGCTGCTTTGCTTTTTCTATTTCTTTAGCGACTCCAACAGAAATCCTGTTAAATACCCACATCTCGCTGCATTTTCCTAAAAGCACTAAACCAAAGAACAGGCCTAGTTCTCTTTCTTCCTCATCTTCATCATCCATAAATTGAGGATAGTGTAGGTGGGGAGCTAGGGGAATATATCCTTTGGAAACAGCTAACCTACAATAACCTCTTGCTCTTTCTGTATTTCTTTCTACATCTCCAGAAAAGGGAGAAGCTATATAAACTAAAGGTCTGAATCCCTGTCTTTTTTCTTTTTCAATATTGGACAAAGCCTCGTGGGGAGTAGGATCATAATAACCTTCTACATTGAATTTATTTATACTCATTAGACCTCCTCCATTTCTATCTGTGGTAATATTCCATTTGCCTTCAGCAGGTCATAAATAAATAGGCGGCCTTTTTGGGTCCAGTAGGTATGGACCTTGGTGCGGGTTTCACCTTTGCTACCTAAATAGCTATGGGTTTTTGTGCTGGTGTAGCCTTTTTCAGCATACTTTTGATATAGGAGCCATATATCTCCTTGCTTAAATTGAATTCCTTTTTCATGGAGATATCTGTTCATCCAAATAGCAGATTTTCCGTAATCCTTAGCAATTGCTGATGTAGATATTAAATCCTTACAATTTAAAACCACATCGTAATAAGATGCTTTTGGCTTCATTTCTGTAATCTGCTGGTTTTGAATTGCTAGAGTTTCCTCAAGTTGCCTTGTTTTTTCTCTTTCCTTTTTTAGAGCTGTAAAAGCTGCAATAGCCAAATCAGGATCATTTATTAAATCATCCGTTGCATATAGTCCATGCTTTCTAATAGCAGGGAGAACTTCACTTGTTACCCAGCGTTTAAATTTCTTCGCATTTGGCATCTTACTTGATAGAATAAGGCTATAAAGTCCAGACTCATTAATGATAGGGGTATTTTGCATTCTCCCAATGGAGTCCTGAATTGGGACTTCATCTTTATCCTCGACATCCACATGATCTAAGATTGCTTTTGCTGGCCTTTCATAGCCGAGAATACTTGCTACATCTTTTCCTATAAAATAAGGGACACCATCAACTGTTACCGCTCTTACAGATCCAATCTCTGGATTTTTGTAAATTTGTAAGTTCATAAAAAAACCTCCTGTGCTTTTATTAGAGGTAAGTGCCTCTATTTAATAGCCACAGGAGGATCTAAAAGTTGAGCTTTTTATAAAAGTTTTTTTAATCTTTTTGATAAAACATGCATTCAAAGCCATCAGCATCTAGCAGTAACCCTTTTGCCCAGCCTGGTGCCATTGACATTTCCTCACAAACTTTCGAGAGAGAATCACCCATCTCGGCTTCAATTACCACTTCATCATGAACATGGGCCACAATATAATAATCTTTTAGTGTCTTCATAGCATGACATAAAATATCACGACTAATAGCCTGGACAATATTCTCCACAAACTTAGGACCATAACTTTCAATCCTCTCCCATTTTTTTGTTCCACCAACTCCTTCATAGGTAACTGCTTCTCCTCCAAATTTATTCTCACCCATTCTAGGCTTTACATAGGCAAGCTTCCTACCAGAAGGAAGAACTATAAACATCATTCCGCTTTCATATAAAAAATTAATTCCATGGGTTTGGGTAGGTGTCTTTTGTTTAACGCATATCTTTGCAGCTCGGTCAACATCCCACCAAAGTTTAGTTATATTAGGATTTGACTGTCTCCAGACATTAACTAAAGGCTGTAGCTCCTCTTCTTCAAGCCCCATATTTAAGGCTCCCATTGATTTTAAAGCTCCAATACTTCCTCCATAGCCTAAGGCTAATTCTGCTATTTTGCCTTTCTGCCTCAGATGACCATTTACACCATTTTTTTCGACTGGCACTTTAAACATCTGAGAAGCTGAAGCACAGTAAATATCTCCACCCTCAGCAAATACATCTACTCTCCATTTTTCACCTGCCAGCCAAGCTATAACCCTTGCTTCAATTGCTGAAAAATCTGCAACTATAAATTTTTTGTCTTGGCTTGGAATAAAAGAAGTCCTAATAAGTTGGGATAGGGTATCTGGAATGTCTTCATATAAAAGCTCTAAAGCTTGGGTATTATTTTCTTTTATTAGATTTCTTGCCTCTTCTAAATCACTCATATGGTTTTGAGGTAAATTTTGAAGTTGTATTAATCGACCAGAAAATCTCCCTGTCCTATTGGCTCCATAAAACTGAAACATACCTCTGGCCCTTCCGTCTCTACAGACCACATTTTCCATGGCGGTATATTTCTTTATAGAAGATTTAGCCAACTTCTGCCTAAGCTCTAAAACAGTTTTATAAGGCTCATTTACTTGAGCTACCATCTCTGATACTTCTTTTTTGCCAAGACTGTCCATCTCTATACCATTATCATTAAGCCATCCTTTCATCTGTTGTACCGAATTTGGATTTTCTAGTTCAGTGATTTCCTGCATTATATTTCTTAACTTCTCACTTGAATCTTCATCTATAGAAATTGCTTGCTTAACAAAATGCATATCTATAGCAATACCTCTATCATTTATTATTTGGTCCAATACATATTCAGACCAAACAAAGTCAGGTAGAGGAAATTTTGATAGTTTTTCTTGTATTAACATTTCTGTTTCTACGTCTCTAGCATTATATTCTTTAAATCTCTGCCACTTTTCCATATCATGCCTTGGTAAATTTCTGGTTCTACCGCCATTACTTTTTGTAGGATTGCAGGGAAGACAAAAATATCTAATTAGATCTTTGCCTTCAGAGAGTTTTTGCTTTTCTAAACCTAAAACAGCTCCTACTCCTTCTAGTGATAAGGGTAGGCCCATATAGGCAGACCAGATCATTGAACATCTCCAGGATGAAGGGTTTAAATATTTACCTGTTTCTAAGCCTAGAAACTTTGATAAACATATCCTTTCAAACATAGCATTAAAAGCCCATTTGATAATTGTCTTGTCCTGCAAAGCCATGATAATCTCTTCAGGAATTTTCTCTCCTTGGGTAAGATCTATGACATTTACTTCTTTACCATCTATGGAATATCCAAATAAAAGGATTTCAAAGTCCTCACTTTCTGTATATCTGTAAACACCTGATCTAGCTAGATTAACGCTAGAATAGGTTTCTATATCAATTGAAATAGATTTCATTTATACCATCCTCTCCAATGAAAATAAGGCGGCAGTCTACACCACCACCTTATTAATCTACTTATTTCTAAGCTAAGAAATCATCATCTTCTAAGGATGTAAACTCATCGGCAGCACTAGCTCTACCACCTAAAGGCTCTCCATCTTTAATCTTTTGAATATTTCCTAAACCGCAGGCCACTCCCTTATTACCATTTGAGTTAAATGCATAAAAGTTCAAGGACACCCTGGCATAACAGCCACTATAAACTTCGCTTCTATCTAGAATTGGTCTAACAGCCTTATCTACAATCTGAGGTGCGGTTATACTATTGGCATTAACAAAATAATGGCCCTTATAAGCTTCATCTTCTCTCTCTAGATCGCCGTCTCTTAAAGGTAGCTTAATAGCAGCCTTATTTGGTTTCTTACCTCCAAACTTATGAAGACCTTCTTCAATAGCTGCATCAACTGCTGCATGAATAGCATTAATAGTTTCTGTATCAGTCTTTGGAATTAATACTGATACACTATATCTTTCTGGACCACCATTTATGGAAACTGGGTCCCAACCATTGAAATAGCTTAGTCTAGTGTTTACCCCTGTAATAACCTTTGTTTTACTTGTATTATTCATAATCTATACCTCCGTAATTTTATTAAATTCTTTCTCTGCACTTGATAGGTCCATTGCCTTCCTTTTATCTGAGACTGGAACAAGAGTTGGTTTTCCCCTAGGTTTTATAATTTGTTCACCTAAAATCTCTTTGAATTTTTCTTTACCCATCAGCTTTTCCATCTCAGTAAGACTAATAAGGCTTTGCCTGAATATATCCTTGTAACCATTTTCTTTTGCCAATTCTGCAACTTTTTCTTCGTCCTTATACTTACGAACTGATCTACCCTCTACAACTTTAAATCCTCTCCACTGCTTACCATGGTTTACGGCTGCATCTGTTGCATAAGCTATTATCTCGTTAGCCCACTTGGTAAGGTCTGATAGTTTGGATAGTACCTCTTCTATTTCCTCATCTGAAAGTAGGGGAGGGAGCTTAAATTCTGCTTGTGCTAATTTAAGTTTCTCTTCAGCTCTAGCCCTGCATTTAATAGCTGCCCTGCAGAAGGTGCACCATTCTCCTGGAAGATATTCTCCTTCACCTTTATAGGCTTGTTCAGCCTTTGGTTTTAAAACATTCTCGGCCCACTCTTTTAAATCCTTAACTGAAACTGTCCAAGAGCTTGTATTCTCTCTTCTTGGCTGAAAAATATGGAGGGTAACATCTTCAATATCATATAGACTTTCATAGGCTTGAAGAGCTCCTAGGGCATATAATTTCATTTGCGGATTTTCTTCTGCAAAAACTAGGATTCCCTGTCCGTATTTCATGTCAATTATATGCATGCTTTTATCAGCAATAATTACACAGTCGCCTGTACCAAAGCCTTCTGGAACATAGGATGAAAAATCAAGTCTTTCTTCAATCAGTATAAGAGGGTCCTTACAGGCTTTTTTTACCTCTTCTATTTGCTCTAATACATAGGCCACATAGTCATCACTATGTTCTTCCATCTCATCATCATGAAATTTAGAAACAGGTCTTTTGCTTCTTATATTTAGAGCCTTTTTTAATTTGTGTTCACATAAATTATGTGCGGCTGTACCTTGAGCTGCTGCAGTTGATTCCTGGTCTTCAAATTCTAGTTCTAGCCTGGGAGCTGGACTGCAATTCAGCCAACGGTGGGCACTGGAAGCAGAAAGTATAGCATGGCCCAGGCCAGCCTCTCTTGTATCGTTGACACAATTCACCTTCTGTTTATCCATTTCCTAATTCCTCCGCATCCTTTAACAAGGCTCCATACTTACTAGGATCTACCTCGCTTAGTTTAGAGCCACCATGCTTTTCAATTAGCTCTCTTACTTGAGAGGTAAGACCAGCCTGGCTCTTTTTAGCAAGGACTCCTCTAACTTCCTCTAAGGTAACAGGCTTTTCTTTGACTTTTACTTCCGATTTTTTCTTCGGGATTGCCTCTTCATTTAAAGCATCTCCACTTGTGATTGCATCTGCTATAGTCTCAATACTATCTGCTAAAGAACGCATATCTGAAACCACATCAAGAAGTAATTTTATTTTGCTCATTTCCCAACCCTCCTTCCTTTACCTCAGATATGGCAAGCTCCTGCACTGTATCTCCAGGAACTAGAATAGTAAGCTTATGCTTCTCACCAAGCAGAAATCTAAGTAATCTTTCTCTAATGGTGATATTGCGGTAAGATACTATCCCGCCATCCTTTGGTTCTTTTGAAACACTGATTTTTAGATTATGTTTCATTGCTTTCACCTCTTTCTGGGAACATTTTTATTAGCTCCTATTTATTAGCCACAGGAAGAGGTAAAAGTTGAGGGTTTAGGAAAAATCTTTTTAAAATTCTTTTTTGCTGTATTTAATCTATGGGAAATAGCACTTTTACTGACACCTTGAAGTTCAGCATAATCACCTGGAGAAATTCCATCCAAATAAATAGCTATAAGAAGCTCCGCTTGATTAGGTTTTAGATTTTTACGAAGAACTCTGCATACATTTTCATAATCTTCTTTCCTATTTATTTTTTCTACATCAGAATGATCTGGATACATTTCAATTGTATTTTCTCTCTTAGAATTATCCTCAAAATCTTTTACTTTCTGTTTTTTTGTTTTGCCATCAATTCTTTTAGGAGTAGTAGTTAATGCCGAGTGCCTATCAAATTTATGCCAGTTGTTATATTCGGTTTTATTCATTAAATCGAACATCTCTTGGACAGTATTGCATCTTTCAATTTCCTCTTTTTTATCTTCAGGTGCTTCTGCTAGCCTCATTTCATAATCTATATCTAGCATCAAAGTATAGTCATCATCTGGAATTTCAACCTCTGTGAGTTTATTATCATATCTAATTTTAATTTTCATAAGTCTCTCCATTTCCCGTCTTGAGAAACGGCGGAGAACTAATGAATCACAAAATAAATAACCAGCAGATATATTCCATTAATAAATTGCATGAGGAATAATACGGTGGATTATAAATTCATCTAATAGTCTTTTATTGACTATTACTGATTCATTTATATTTCCGCCGTCTCTGCTGGCCAGCTTAGACGTATTTTTTATTTAGTGGGTGCAGAAAACATCTATCCTGCCCATCACTAATTTAATAGTACTAGGTATTTAATTTAATATCGTTAGCAAGAAAGCGACCATTTTTACATAAAAAAAGCCTGGTTTTCATAGGATTTCAATCTTAATCCTATAAAAACCAGGCTATACCTGCGTTTGAGAGCGGTCGCATTTTACGACCACTGAATTATTAATTTTTATTTTTGGGTTCCCAGTTTTTCATACCCTCTTTCCTCTAATTTTTCATTCCAAACCTCAATAGATGCTTTGTAATGCTGATTTATCATGCCCCTGTAAAAAATATTATCTCTAGTGTTGTTGCTCAAACTTAAATTAGCTTTATCTAATAAATCAAATATAAATTCTGGATGTAAATTAAGACCCACACACACTGCTAATACTTCTTTTAGCTCCCATCTTGGCCTAGGGTCATTTCTCATATCAGTAATTTTTTGTTTAAATACTAGCGATCTACTCACTAGATCCAAAACCGTACATCTTTTTCTTTTCATATGTGCTCTTAAGGTATCATGAAATCCTCTTGGCAGGTTTTCCAAGATATCAGCTATTTCTTCAGCAGTATCAAAGGTATCGTCCATTTCTTTTAAAATCTTTTTGTTGTGCTCGCTGGTAAGATCTGTATCCACATAGACAATTTCATTAACTATGGCACTACTGAATAAAATATTTTTTTGATAATAATGAAGTCCAGTTTTTCTATTCTTTTCAGTCTTTTGGGTTATAGAAATGCAGCATTCCTCTGGATGGCTTTTTGCATATTCAGTTAGCCACATATCATCTTGATCAACAGCCACATATTTAGGAGAATTAATGCAAATCTTATTTTCCAAATAAACTAGCTTTCTTTCATCCATCAAGCGTCTTAGAGTTATATTATTTTCATAAAGTTTCAGTGCTGCTGTATCACTGATTATAAAAGTTTCTCCTCTTTTAAAATCAAGGTTTTTGGAATCAAAATTATCTAAATATCTATCATCTACATAATTTAAAACTCCTTCAGCTTCTTTATAGCCTAAATCCATCATCCTAATTTTTGCTGAAAGCTTAGAGACCTTAAATTTCTCAGCAAGATCTTCAATTGTTTTAGTTACAATTAAAGGATCTACATTGCTTTCATCAAATCCGTAGATTTGGTAGCGTTCTTTTACAAATTCTATTACCCATTTTTTAGGCATTAAAATTCGAGGTGCAATATGACTACATTGCCATTCAAGCCATTCATAAGGATCTTTATCCTTATCTCTTTTTTGACTTTCTTCTACAAGACAACTTATATTTTTTCTATTTGTAAATAAGTTTTGTAAGGTCATAAAAGGTTTATGCAAATACCAATGTAGGCATTCATGTATTATTGTATTATTTATAGAGCCAAGGCTCCTCATAAAAAATATTTCAGGGTCGTATAGTATAGTCCCAGCATCTAGGTACTCTTTGAAAATTTCCCCTGTTTCTGGATTGTAAAATGTCACATTACTATCTTCAAAGAATATTTGTCCAAAGACACTGCCAGTTTTAGTAATCTTAGCCTCTTTTAATTTCAGCTTCATTCTATCCACAACTACAAGTGGATCTATAGCTTCCATCTTATCTAGGGCTTCTGGATAATACTTCTTTAAAAACTCTTCTGCTATATCATCCATATCATCAACATAAACATAGGGAACCATATAGGGTGAATAGGCATTATTTTTGTCCCAGACTACCTCATCTCCGATTTCAATATTTTCAATAGAAAAATCAAAGTCTCTATCCACCATATTAGCTGAAATATCTACAATAAAACTAGGTTTTATCTCATCGCTTTCTAGCTCTCCTGAAGATAATCTCATTGCAGTAAAGGCGATTGTGTCAACTTTCACCTTCAGAGAAAATTTATCTGTTTCAATTTTAGAAACACCTACAAAAGCTATATCGGAGCTAATTAATTCAATTTCATCTGGTTCATCTACCAAATAAGAGTACTCTCCAAAAGCTTCTATATTATCATTTAAGTATATTTCTATATTATTAATTAGATCTTCTAGACATTGCTCTTCAACTGCTAAGTTGATTAAAAAATACTCCATCGGCATCTCACCCCCAGAAAACAAAATTAATTAGGTTCATTGTAATATTGGGAAGGTAGACTACGCTTTTAGTAATCTACCTTGATTTTTAATAATACTCTTCGATATATTTATAAGCTTTATCAAAAACTTCTTTGTCCTTAATCTTGTACTTTACCCATACAACACTACGCAGAGCCTTCTTAACCTCTTGTTTTCCAGCAGAAGTGTTTTGCCAACCATCAAATCTGACTATTTTGACAATGTTGTCTATGTCATTTACTACTCTCTCGACTATAATAGGTGTTGTTTTATTTTTTATTCCGTTAAAAAGTTCTGTTAAAGCTGCCTTTCCTTTATCTACCTCTTCTTCAGGCACCACATCTTTTTCAGCAGATGCTGCTTCTTTTGCAAGATCTAATAGATACTTAAGAAATTCAATACTATTAATAAGGCCTTGCTCGTGTTGTTCTCTCAACCTTTCTAACTTTTCACCTAAAGCTATATATTTTCTTTCCTTGGAATGTTTCTGTATTTTAGCTACTAGGTCAATTTCTACTTTTCGAGCAGCAGTTTTAGCATCATTATACTTTTCTATAAAGCTATCTATCATATCTGGATCTAATTCTAATATTTCCTCGTCATCTTTCACACCAGAAACATAGATATTATCATGTATTAAGTCAATTGTTTTCTTACCTAAAGCAGACCAAATTAAGCCACCACTACCGTCTGTAGGCTTTACTGATTCGTATACTTTTGAAAGCCACTGATAATCAAACTTGTAAGGGTTTAGAAAATTGTCAGGAGATAAGGCATCCCAAGCACGATTTAAAACCCTAAAGTCTGCTGCAAAGGCATCTTTTTCTTTGCTCGTTGGTAAGCACTCCTGTGCAGCCATTAAACCTTCCCATCCCTCAATGGTTCTATCAACTCCCATGAAATAACTTAGGCATTTTCTCATAATGGCTGGCAACTTTTTCTTAACTTCCTCAATATTAGTAATAACCTTCTTCATTGTAGAGTCATCAAAGTTAAGAGCTTTTGCAACATTATCAAATATTCCAATATAATCTACGATTAATCCATGAGATTTTTCTTGACCATAAGTTCTATTAGTTCTACAAATAGCCTGTAAGAGTGTATGATCTTTCATAGGCTTATCCAAGTACATGGCCTGAAGTATCGGAGCGTCAAAGCCCGTCAAAAGCTTAGAAGTTACAATAATAAGTTTTAAAGGGCTATTCTTTTCTCTAAAGGTGTCTAATAGTTTAGCTTCTTCATCTCTAGTTCTTCTATATTTTTTATACTTGTCCTCTTTATCATTGCTAGTATGCATAACAATATCTGTGGCTTCAGGGCCTAATAGATTATCTAGCTGTTCCTTATACAGAACACAACATTCTCTGTCATAGCATACTACTTGCCCCTTAAATCCATTAGGATCTATCTTTGTTTGGAAGTGATTTGCTATATGCTCACAAACCTTTCTAATCCTATCTGGGGCTTTCATTATTGCTTCAACTTTAACCCTACTTGAAAGCTCTGCTTTTTCATCCTCAGATAATGTTGCAGTAAGGGCATCAAACTCCTCATCAATTGCTTCTTTATCTACATGGAGCTCTACTGGGACAGGTTCAAAATGTAAAGGAAGAGTGGCTTTATCTCTAATTGAATCGGAGAAAGAATATTTACTCATGTAGCCACTTTCGTCTTCTATGGCTCCAAAAGCTACAAAAGTATTTCTATCTATTCTATTAATTGGTGTACCTGTTAAACCAAAGAAAAATGCATTTGGTAGTGCAAGTCTCATCTTTTCACCAAGGTTACCCTCTTGTGTTCTATGGGCCTCATCCACCATTACAATAATGTTTTCACGCTCATTTAATACTTCTTCCACTTCACCAAACTTAAATATAGTCGTAATTAAAATCTTCCTAGTGTCACCTTTGAAAAATTCAATTAACTCTTCTTTACTGCCAGCACTCGCTAAATTAGGAATATCCGTAGCATTAAAGTCTCGTGTAATTTGAGTTTCTAAATCAATTCTATCATCTACTATTACTACTGTAGGATTATTGAGTTCTGGGGTCATTCTTAATTTTTGTGCAGCAAATACCATCAGCAGGGATTTTCCTGAACCTTGGAAGTGCCAGATTAAACCTTTCTTCGGATACCCGTTCTTAACACGCTCAACTATTTTATTAGCACCTTCATATTGCTGATAACGACATATTATTTTTATCTTCCTATACTTTTTATCTGTGGAAAACAAAGTAAAAAACTGCATAATATCCATTATCTTATGAGGTTGCATCATGTCTCCTACACTTCTTTGAACATCTACTAAATTACCTTCAGTTTTTTCATCTTCCGTATGCCAAGGGCCCCAGACAGTAACTGGAGCTTTAACTGCACCATATCTAAAGCATTTACCCTCCGAAGCAAAATTAAATACATTGGTCACAAACATTTGAGGAATACTATTCTCATAAGACAAAATATCTTCAGCACCATCTAGCCACGTTATTGCATTTCTTACAGGAGTCTTCATCTCACCAATAGCTACTGGAAAGCCATTAATTAAAAGCACGATATCTAAGCGTTTACCGCCTTCTTCTTGAGGATAGACCCATTGATTGGTTACTACAAAATCATTCTTTAATGCTTCCTCGTCTGAACCTGTAGCAAAGAAGCGTATTGGAATCATCCTTCCTCCTTTACCAAAGGGGAAGGAGTTCTCTTCAAAAACTAACTTCTTAAAGGTTTCATTTTGTGTAATTATATTGTGAGACTGAGCTGATAAAATAAGTGTCCTTAACTTATAAATAACCTCATCTGCCCTGGAGGGCTCTTCTGCTATTTCTGGATTCAGCCTAATTAGAGCCTCTTTAACAAAAGGTTCAACCATAACATCAGAGTATTGACGTGGTAAGTCTTCTGATGTCATGTACTTCCAGCCGTTATTAATGAGTGTCTTAATTATCATTTCCTCAACAGTGTTTTCTTCATTAAACATAAAACCGCTCCTTTCATGTGGCTTGTTAACCAAAATATTTCTTAACTATTGCTTTTTTTACAAGTTGTAAATTATCTATACATTTATTTGTATGTTGAATTGATTTTTCTGCTTCACAAGCAATTTTTTCAAATTGTTTCTGAATTTCTATAGGGGGAGCAGGAACATATATCTCTCCATAATCTTTAAAATAAATATGAGGTATAGCAGAACCTGTATATTCTTTACCTAAATCCATAAACTTTATTAGGTATTACAAATAGCTTATATTGGTTTCTGGCTTTGGTAAAATATATTGTATGGTTGATACTACAGAAGATTTAGCAGGTAATTTAAATGTCCTACCCACACCAGCTCCATCTTTAACTATCCCAATGTATGGCAACTCCATTTTATAACTAGATATATATTTGATTAATCCAGATGCACCATAAAGAGGATAATCACCAATATCATGCTCAACCTTTTTTATAGAAATATTAGAGGATGCTTTATCACATAGTTTTTTTAATTTCACTCTTTTATACTTTGATTCTTTTCCTAACGGAGAACCAAACATTTTTATAAATTTACCTTTTATTAATTCTTCAGTTGCTAAATTCAAATTATTATATGCCTCAATATTTTCCTCTATAGCCCATAAAAGTTCAGCAAGCTTGTCTTGTTCCTCTCTGGCTGGAAGAAAAAACTCTAACTTTCGTAAATCACTCCAATTTATAGTAGGTGATAGTGAACCAACTGATATCCTAATAGCATTATCTAAAAAGTAATCTGAGCTGATAAAGAAAGGAAACAGCTCTTTACTAATTACTTCCTCATTTGGCCGAAGCACCATTCCATGAGCTGAAAAAATACCATCAAAAGGAGCAATAGCAACCTTTTTTTGATAGGCTCTTCTTTTCCCAAATAGGACGTCACCTTTTTTCATAATTAATTTTTCTCCTATAGGAGCAACTTCAGATCCAAATCTTGAAACTTTTAACTGCCCTGGGTCTAGATGTTCTAAACCTAAATAATAATATTTATCTTCTTCTACAGGTTTTTTCTTCTCAGTCGAATTTATAGCAATTTCATCAAATCTATACTTCACTTTCAACCCTCCCTTCCTCAATAGTAGTTTGTTCTCTATCTAGTAAGTCGTTTAGTTTCTCAAAACTAATATTTTTTAATTCTACTGTATTAAGCCACTCTTCATAGCTTTCATTAACACTTAACAGTTCATCTTTTCCTTTAAGAATAGTTTTATGAACATATAAGGGAATGCTTAATAAATAATCATTTTTTGCTATGTCTTCAATCGTAGCAAGCTTTGCAAATCCATCTACCGTCTCAAATTTTTTATAGGTCTCTGCAATCTTTGCTATGTGTTTATCTTCTAAAAAGCTTTCAGCATTTTTTCTAGTTACTTCTTTTATTGCATTTATAAATAATATTTTATTCTGTCTGTCTTTTGGTTTTTTTGACCTACAAATCATGATACAAGCTTCCATGGGAGCATTGTAAAATAGATTTGGTGCCAGACCAATAATACATTCCACTAAATCACTTTTTATTAGCTTCTTTCTCATATGGGCTTCTTCATTTCTAAATAAAACGCCATGAGGAAATAAGATAGCACTACGACCTGTTTCTTTATCCATGCTTTTAAGAATATGTTGAAGGAATGCATAGTCTGCTCTGCCTTGAGGGGGTACCCCTAAAAAGTTTCTACCATATTTATCAGATTCAAATGCACTTCTATCCCATTGACTAATAGAGTATGGTGGATTAGCTAAGACCACATCAAAAGTCTTTAACTTGCCCTTCTCAATAAATGCTGGCTTTTTAAGCGTATCATCATTAACTATATAAAAATCTTTTATACCATGTAAGAATAAATTCATTCTCCCTATGGCTGAGGTTAAAGCATTAATTTCTTGACCGTAAAGAGCTACATTACGCCATTCCACACCTCGGTTTTTCAAGTGATAAATAGCAGATATTAACATACCCGCACTCCCACAAGTGGGGTCGTAGATGGACTCCTTTGATTGTGGCTCTAGTAATTCTGACATCAAATGGACAAGGGTACGATTTGTGTAAAACTCTTGTGCGGTATGTCCGCTATCATCTGCAAATTTTTTTATTAGATATTCGTAGCCTCTCCCTAACTCATCTTCTGGGCATCTTTCTAAATTAAGTGTTTTGCTACTAAAATGCTCTATCAAATCTTTCAGCAATCTATCAGGTAATCTATTTTTATTTGTCCAAGCACCATCACCAAAGACACCTGTCAGCTTTGTAGGATTAGCTTTTTCAATTGCCCTAAAGGCCTTTATGATCTCTTTTCCAATATCTTTAGATTTATTTCTAATATCAGTCCAATGGAATCCTTTAGGCATATTAAATCTATGATTTTCTTCCCACTCTAAAGCATCTTCATCATCAGGATACATTTCCCTGATTTTTTCACATTCTTCATCATATACATCACTAATTCTTTTAAAGAATAACAAAGGAAATATATACTGTTTATATGAGCCGGCATCTATATGTGACCTTAATAAAACCGCTGAATCCCACAAATATGAATTTAATTCATCTTGACTATATACTTTGCTCATCAAGAAAACCCCCTTTTTCCATCAGTTCTTGTACTTTTA